CCCGCGTCGTCCCCCTTGGGGGCGTCGGGAAGCCCGGCAAAGTCCCCGGCGAACGCTTCAGGGGTCAACGCCTTGCCCCGGGTGTTGTGAGCAAAAACCGGGTGGTTGTTGGTCAAGTCGGTGTCTTTGAACACCGTTGGCCGGAACATGGCTTGCGAACTTGTCTTGCTTTCGGTCGTCACGAAATCAAGGCCAAGTTTTGAACCTATGTATTCAACCGCCTTCGGGTAAAGGTCCGGGTGAAAGCCTGAAGCTTCGACAACAACCCGAATCCGGGGGCGGTCCGGCAAATGGTTCAAGGTCGTGTAAGCGGCGAAGTTGAGCCCGTCCAAGACATTGAAAAGGATTCGGGGGTTTTGCACGATTGGGGCGGCGGGGTAAACGCCGGTTTCAACCATGTCCCCCGTCTTGGGGTCTTTCTTCTTTTCCGGGTCAATGTCGATGCAAACAAGACGGATTGCCGAAACGTTGTCTTTGTTCTTCGGGTAAAGGCCCGGCTTGCCCGGCAACGGGTCCCGAAATGCCCCCGGGGTGAAGAACCGGACGAACTTCTTTCGCTTTTGCGCTTCGGGCTCAAGTCCGCGGTATTCGTCCACCGTCACGTCAAGAGTGACCGGAATGTAAAGTTGCGATTCGAAGAACCCGGCGAAGTCGTCCCCTTCCAACGGGCTTGCCCATTTGAAAAGGTTGTTCTTTGGGTCCCCGCCGAAGAATGGGGGCTTAGTCTCACTCATGTTCAAACTCTTTGTTTTGAGGGTATAACATGCAAGTTTGCAATGTCGTGGTTCGCGGCGTCCCCGTCCAAATGGATAATGTCCCCTTCAGGGAAAGACCCGGTTTGCAAAATAAATGCAACGTCATGGCATCTTAAAGCGGTGTTGTTTATTTGCACAACGTTGGCTTTCAAATGGACCGTCCCGGCGGCGTCCCCAGCTTTCACCTTCCAACCCCGGTCAACCTTCCAAAACAGTTCTTTGCCGTTGCCGTCTTTGCGGTCCCCAACTTGAAACAAGTTGTTCAGGGATTCAAAGGTTACATACCCCGAAGGCGGGAAATTTACAACGTCCCCGGTGTATCTTGAGTCATTCCTAAGTTTCATTGTTGGGTGTTTTGCTGGTCTTGTAAGGCATGGTCAAGCAAATAAAATGAAAAAATTAAATTCTTTCATTCTTTTTAATTATGGGTTTTCTTCATTTTTGAAGAAATAAATTGTTTCTTGTCCTTCAATCCTTACATTTCGGCCCTAACTTCTTATATAAGGATTTTTGTAAAAAGGGGGATTTTATTGAGAATGAGACTCTATTGAGACAATAAATTGAGAAACTAGGAAGGGAGAGTAAAACGGCGGTTTTGCTGGATATGAGGACAAGAGAGTTTTCGCCGGATTTGACGAAAACAACCGGAAGGCACAAAAACGGAGCGTTCGACATGGAAGGAAAAGGCTTGCGAAATGGGGTAAAAATGACACAAGCTCACAAAATGCCAAAGAAACCACCTAGCAACAACCGGCCCTTGACCCGGTCGCAAACCGAATATTGCCGACTTCGGGCCGGGGGTGAAATGACAAAAACGGATTGCTACTTGCAAGCCTTCCCCCGGTGCAAATCGAAGAAGACGGCGGCGGGGCGTTACCAACAGCTTGAATTGGACCCCCGCATTCAAGCGGAAATCCGGCGGCTTCAGGATGCAACCGAAACGGACCTTGTCTTGACCCGCCAAGAGAAGCGCGAATTCTTGGCGCGGGTAGTCCGGGCGAACCTTGGTGGGCTTGACGAATCCTCAGACCTTCTGGACAGCGTTACACGCCGGTATGACAAAGATGGCAACGAGATAAGCGCAACCTTCAAACTTCCGTCAAAAGCCCATTGCATCGAAATTGACAACAAAATGGCCGGACACAACGAACCCGAAGAAGTGAATGTTCGCCATGACGGTGGGGTAATGCTTGTCCCAACCGGAGGCGGGACCTTGGACGAATGGGAAAAAGAAGCGGTTGCCCAACAAAAGAAGCTTACCGCCGGGGACAAAAAAGCCCCGGGGAAGAAGTAACCCCGGGGCTTTTGTTGGTTTAGGCATTTACGAGTTTAAAGTCCGGGTCTCTTGTGTCTATTGCGAAAGGACCGCAATTCTTGTAAACTCTTTTGTCTCCCTTCCACTGTCTTTCAACAATGTTCAATAAAACCCCATATTCTGAAGGGCGGGAAGTGACTGTAACTTTGGCGGTGAATTTTGGTGTAATCAATTTCATGCTCTAAATAGAAAACGTTTTTCATTTAACCGTCAATACCTTTCTTGCAAATAAATGAAAAAAGTTTTCTAGTTGCCGAATGACTCAAGAAGAGCAACAACAAGCATTCGCGGACGATTTGGGCCGGTTGGTTGACCGGTACGCAAACGAATTTGAAATGACTTTCTTTTCAATGATCGGTTGCCTTGAGCTTCAGAAAGCCCGGCTTGCCCGTTGGACACTTGACCAGCAAGAAGAGGAAGAGGGAGACAAAGAATAATGCCTAACCGCCCGCCTAAAAAAGTGATCTGGAAGCCCTTGCCCGGTTCCCAATGCCTTGTCCTTTCCGCCCCGGTTGACCATATAATGATTGACGGGACCCGGGGCGGGGGAAAGACGGACGTGCAATTAATGCGCTTCCGGCGGCATGTGGGGCAGGGTTATGGCGGCTTTTGGCGGGGCGTGATAGTCGGGCGGTCTTACAAGGCCCTTGACGACATTGTTGCCCGGTCAAACCGGTGGTTCCCTAAGTTTGGGGATCATGCCCGCTTCTTGGCATCTCAATCGGCCTACAAGTGGGTTTGGCCAACCGGGGAGGAATTGCTTTTGCGCGTCATGGAGAAACCGGCGGATTATGAGAAGTTCCATGGTCAAGAGTTTCCTTTCATAGGCTGGAACGAGAAAACACAGTGGATGACGTCGGAATGTTACGATTTGCTGATGAGTTGCAACCGCTCATCGTTCCTCCCGGCAGAGCATTCCCCAGACCTGGAAAACCCTTTGCCCGAGATTCCTTTACTTGTCATTTCGACGACCAACCCAAGCGGGGTTGGACATAACTGGGTCAAAAAACGCTTTGTTGACGTTGCCCCGGCGGGTAAGGTGAAGAGGGTCAAAACTCTTGTTTTTAACCCAAGGACACAGCAAGAAGAGGAAGTTACCAAAACCCAAGTCAGGTTGTTTTCGTCTTATAAAGAAAACCGTTACCTCGCCCCTGAATATATTGCGGGGCTAATCCGCAGCACGGAAGCCAACCCGAACAAGCGGAAGGCTTGGCTTGAGGGCGACTGGAATGTGACGGCGGGCGGGGCTCTTGATGATCTCTGGAACAACAAAATCCATATTATTGACCGGTTCCCAATCCCAAAAGGTTGGCGAACCCGGCGTTCCCACGATTGGGGCTCTTCTCACCCCTTTTCAACCGGCTTTTGGGCCGAATCCAACGGCGAAGAAGTCAACGTTGACGGTGAAACTTATTGCTTCCCGAAGGGCTCTTTAATCCGGTTTGCCGAAGATTATGGGGCGGAAGGGCGGCGAGACCCCAACGGGCAAATTGATTATTACGGGCACAACCACGGGCTAAAGCTTCCTTCCGGGGAAGTTGCCCAACGGGTGAAGGACCTTGAAGAATCTCTGAAGCTCCTTGGTTGGGTAAGCGAGCCGGTTGAACCGGGTCCGGCGGACAACCAGATTTTCGACGTGAACGACAAAGAAAGCGATTCGATTGCTGAAGCCATGGCAAAGAAGGGCATTCGTTGGACCCGGTCGGACAAGAAGAAAGGAAGCCGGAAGAATGGGCTTCAGCTTATGCGGGATATGCTCAAGAACGCTTTGACCGGGGAAGGGCCGGGGCTCTATGTCATGCGGAATTGCAAAGCATTTATTAACACGGTCCCGGTATTGCCCCGGAGTGAGAAAGACCCGGACGACGTTGAAACGACTGCAATCGATCATTGCTACGATGAGGCAAGGTATATGGTCTTGGACGCCCGCCCGGAACTTGTGAAGGACTTAGGGACGGTTGAATTTGCAACCTAACCCAAGCGGCCCGGACGCGGCGAAGAATAAACCACGATTTGCAAAACGTCCCCTTTCAGGGTGTAACGGAAGTCCCGGACTTCAAACCCGCATTCATGCGAAGTCAAAAGGGCGGCTTTCTTTGCAAGTTCCGCTTCGTTGAAAATCCCGGTTTCAACGGTAAGTTCGGCCCGGCTAAATGTCTTTTGGTGAAGCTTCATTGTTCGGACTTTGGAAGACCTGAATTTGCCCGTCCTTTGTCATGTAAGCGGCACAAGGAACTTTAATTTCCATAATGACCCGCCCCCGGTTGTCCGGGTCTTGTTTCATGTCCATGGGGACACCGGCGGCAACGCAAGCAAAGAACGCTTCTTTACCTTCAAGTTTGATTCGGTCCGTCATTAATATCTTTCATATATCCAATCATCTGGGTCTTCGTATTGGTAAGAGCTTTTTATTGAGAATACTGTTTGGGAGTAATGGAAGAAGTGCTTGCTGTCGTCACAAAACAAAGCCTTTTGGCCCTTCTCAACCGTCAAGTCTTCTTCGGACCGTGCCCAAGCGTCAAAGGTTGCAACAATGTCTTCGCTTTCGCATTCTTCAATATCGCCCCGGGGGTAAAGTTCGCCGTCAACCATTTCGTAAACGTCGGAACCGTCCCCTTGCAAGGCAATCAAGGTTTTGAAAAGGTCTTTGTTCATACTTCGACAACTTCCAAGTTTTCAAATTCCCGGAAGGTGCCCGGGTCCAAGAGGCGAAGGACCGCCAAAAGGTAATTGTGTTCTTCGGCATGTTTGCGGGCTTGTTCGAATTCGCCTTCGGCATTGGCGCAATCAAACAAATAACTTGCCTTGCTGAAGCGGTAACAAAGTTCTTCCGGGGCTTCCTTGATGCAACATTTCTTGAACTTCTTGCCGCTCTTGCAAGGGCAAGGTTCGTTCCGTCCGTGCTTGCTCAAGTCAATCCCTTTGCGGGCACAAACAACGGCAATATGATTTTCAGGTTTGTTCATTTTGAAAAGAAACCGGATTTTTGAAGAAGGACCGCGCCAAGGAAGCAACAAGTATAAAAGGCGGCGGCACAAAGAAGGATTGATTCGGAAAGGGTCATTGTTCGCGGGCTTTGATATAACGCGGGAAGGTTTTATTTTGGCTTGCATCGTTGAAGCGGACGGACCAACGCTCAAGTTTTCGGACGTTGTCAAGGTGTTCAACAAGTTTGGCTTCGCCTTCCGGCTTTGTTTGTGAAACCGGGTCAATGTAAACCTTGACGGTTTCGCCCGGGCGGTAAGTTGCGGTTTGTGGGATCATGTTGATAACTGAAAAACGTTTTTCGTTTGAGAGTCAAGCCCCGAAAACAAGAAACTTGCAAAAACCCCGGCGGGGGCTCTAAATCTCTGAATCATGCCCAAAGTTGACCACAAAAGAAAAGAAGTCGTTCAAGCCGAAAAAGATTGGTGCCTTATTGCCGATTGCATTGAGGGTGAACGGGCGGTTAAGGAAGGCGGGGAAAAGTATTTGCCCAAACCGGCGGCGGAGAAGGACGAAGAATATGCCCGGAAGCGTTACAAGGCTTACAAAACACGGGCGGTTTTTTACAATGTAACCGGGCGGACGCTTGAAGGTTTGGTTGGGCAAGTCTTCAGCAAAGACAGTTCGGTTGAATTGCCGGACACTTTGGAACGATACGAACCGGACCTTGACGGGGCCGGAACGCCCCTTGAGCAACAAGCAAAGGCAACTCTGAAGGCAACCTTGTCTTTTGGTCATTGCGGACTTTTGGCGGACTTCCCGACAATCGAAGAAGGGCGGGTTGTGACCCTTGCGGACATTGAAGCTTTGCGAATCCGTCCCCGGGTCCTTCTTACCCAACCGAAAGACATAATCAATTGGCGGGTGTCGGTCGTTGGCGGGGAAACTTTGCTTTCCTTGGTCGTTCTTGAGGAAACAGCAGTTGTCAAAGACGACGGGTTTCAATATGAGACGGAACCACGTTGGCGGGAAATCCGGCTTCAACCGGCCAACGAAGAAGGAACCGAATTTGCGGTTACCGTCACACTTTGGCGCAAGAAGGAAAAGCCGGTAAATGAAGACGACAAGTTTGAAACGTTGGAAGGTTACCCGGTTGTCCTTTCCGATTACAAGGGCAACACGCTTGACCGAATCCCTTTTGAATTTGTAGGGGCAACCAACAATGAGCCCCAAATTGACAAGGCCCCGCTTCTTGACCTTGCAACTTTGAACATTGCCCATTTCCGCAACTCAGCGGATTATGAAGAAGGCGTTTTTATGACCGGGCAGGACCAACTTGTTTTGTCCGGTCTGACTCAAGAATGGGTTGACAAGAACTTTAAAGGTGGAATCAAGTTGGGTTCCCGGGCGGCAATCACACTTCCAAAAGATGCGTCCGCCGATTTGCTTCATGCGGACCCGAACAGCATTGCGGCGGAGGCCATGAAGCACAAGGAAGAGCAAATGAAAGCCCTCGGTGCGAAGCTGATTGAACCGAAGGCAACCAAGGGCACAGCAACCGAAGCCTTGATTGAGGAAAGTTCCGAATCTTCTGTTTTGTCCTCAGCGGCAAAGAACGTTTCCCAAGCTTACCGCAAGGCCCTTTTCCATGCGTCCCGGTTCATTGGCGAAGTGAACCCGGAAGACATTGACTTTGAATTGAATTCGGACTTTGCGGCGGCAATGGCAAGTCCGGCGGAACGTGCCCAAATCGTTGCCGAATGGCAAAGCGGGCTTATTACCTTCAACGAAGCCCGGGAACAATTACGCAAAGCAGGCATTGCTTACGAAGACGACGACGTTGCAAAAACCCTTGCCGAAGAAACCCTTATTCCGCCTCCGGGGTCCGGTTCGGGCGGTGATGAATAAGCCAATCTTTCGCCATTGGTGAAGCGTTTGTTCTCCCGTTGAGGATATATTCTACGGCAAAGGAACTTCGGTTGATAGGTAATTGAACAGTTCCAATAAGACCCCAAAGTTTCTTGCACGGGTGGCGGGAAGTTATCAAAACCTTTTGCCCCGGCTGAAATTCGTATTCTTCAAGCTTAGTAAATTTTGTAAACATAGGGTGAGCCCTCAGCGCAATTTATGACGGAAGCGGAACCGGTCAAAATGGACCCGCTTGTTTCGGCTTTAATTTCGCTTTGCGAAACTTTGGCGGCTTTAAGGAAAAGCTCTTTTGAAGCTTTGCAATTGAAGAGGATTTGCTTTTGCATGATTTAAACTAAAAACGTTTTTCGTTTAACGGTCAAGATTTATTTTGCTCTTTTTTGAAAAAAGTTTTGTGCTTCCTGAATGCCAACGAAACGCAACCGCAAAGCCCTTCTTGATCTCGCCATTAGGCGGCAAGTCCTCCTTGAGCGTATCAAGGCGGGGCAATACCGGGACTTTGCAAAGGTCTTCCCGGAAATTGAGAAGCTGATTCAAGCGAAGATTGGCGGGCTTGCAAACGACCTTGCGGGCGAAAACCGCCGGTTCCTTGCCCGTTGGCTTGGGCAAATTGAAAAGGCGGTTTTGAAGCAATACGGGGCAAGCCTGAAGCTTTTCAACAAAGACCTTGAGGAAACCGCCGGAATCTTCGCAGCAATGGAAGCCGGGGACATTGCCGCTTCGATCACCGGGACGGTTACACTTTCGACACCAACCGCCCGGCAAGCTTTCAACTTGGCGAAGGTCCAAGCAATGAGCCATTCCGGGGAAACTCTTGAACAGTTTGTTGAGTCTTTCGCCCAAGGTGAAACCAAGCGGGTTGTTTCGGTCCTTCGCCGGGGCTTCTTCCAAGGGCGGACCAATCAAGAGCTTGTCCGGGAAATACTCGGGACCCGTGCCCGGCGGTTCCAAGACGGGATTTTGAACGTTTCCCGCCGGAACGCCCAAGCGGTTGTTTTCACGTCGGTTCAACACGTCGCAAGCGTCGGGCGAATGCGGACTTGGCAAGACAACGCGGACGTTGTGAAGGGTTATGAATGGGTTTCAACCTTGGACCGCAAGACAACGCAAAAATGCAAGACCCTTGACGGGCAAAAATTCAAGGTTGGGGAAGGGCCGGTTCCCCCGGTGCATATTCGTTGTTTACTTCCGGGAACGCTTATAACGTCCACTTGCGGAATCTCTAAGGTTTTCAAAAGGGCATTCAAAGGTAAAGTTGCCACTATCAAGACTCGTTCGGGTAACGTGCTGACCGTCACCCCAAATCATCCTATACTCACAAACAGGGGGT